AAAGGCGGCAACGAAGCGTTTCTCAAGACGTCGCGCACGGGCGGCGTGCTGGCGATCGCATCGGCGCGCTCCGCCGCGGGACTGCGCTCGCTGCCGGCGCGCGCGGTGTTCGCCGATGAGGTCGACGCCTACTTGAAAGACCTCGGCGAGGGGAACCCGTTCGATCTGGCGAGCGCGAGGGCCACCACGTTCGGCTCGCTGCGCAGGATCGCCGCCGTGAGCACTCCGACCGAAGCCGGGGTTTCGTTGATCGACCGGCTGTACCGCGAAACCGACCAGCGGAAGTGGTTTGTTCGGTGTCCGTTCTGCGGCTTCTCACAGACGCTCGAATGGTCCGGCATGCGCTGGGAGCCGGGACAACCGGACACCGCGCGGTACGGCTGCGCCGGCTGCGGCGAGGATATCGGGCCGGAGAAAAAGACCGCGATGGTCGCCGCCGGGGAGTGGAAGCCGACCGCTGCGATTAGTAATCGCAACGTCCGCGGCTATCACTTCAACGCGCTCATCAGTCCCTGGCTGCGCTGGAGCGAGCTCGTGCGCCAGCAGGAAGCCGCCATCACGCCCGAGCAGAAGAAATCCTTCACGAATCTTGCGCTCGCGCAGCCGTGGGAGGAGCAGGCGCTGGAGATCCCCGAGCCGGAAGCGCTGATGGCGCGCGCCGAACCTTACCCGGAGGGGACCATTCCGTCTGGAGGCTGCTTCCTGACCGCCGGCGTCGATGTCCAGGCGGACCGTCTCGAAGTCGAGATCTGCGCGTGGGGCCGCGATTACGAATCGTGGAGCATCCACTACCTCGTGCTGAACGGTGACACCAGCGAGCCGCTCGTGTGGACCCGCCTGGACGAACTGCTGACGCGCTCCTGGCCGCATGTTTCCGGCATGCCGATGACACTGCAAGCATGCGCCGTCGATGCGGGCTACGCGACGTCGGAGATCGCGCAATTCTGCCGGCCACGCCACGGCCGGCGGATCTATGCGACCAAGGGTCTGTCGAACGGTTGGTCGAAGCCGATCTGGCCGCGGCGGGCGAGCTGGACGCGGGACAAGTACGCGATCTACTCGATCAGCGCGGACGAGGCGAAGATGTGGGTCGCCAACCGCATGCGGATCGCGGAGGCGGGCGCAGGATTCATGCACACGCCGATCAGCCGGGAGAAGATCTGGTACGAGCAGATGACCGCGGAGAAGCTGGTGACGGTGAAGGGCGCAAGGAAGTGGACGAAACCCCATTGGTTGCGCTCCGAGGCGTTCGACGCGCGGTGTCTGGCCGTGGCCGCGTTGCATAGCAGGCTGTTGAGCGGCCTGGATCTGAACGCCTGGTGCGCGAGCTTCGCGGCCATGCTGGCGCCGCCGCCGGTTTCCGCTCGCCAGGCGGAAACTTCCAGGCCCAACGGGGCGCCGGCGGTGACGCGCTCGAAGTGGATGGATTTCTGAGATACTATGGCTCGTTCCGGCGCGCGTCCGGTTTCGTTAACACGGCCAGTCTTCGGTCCGGACGCGCGCCGGGACTATACTGATTTCTATCTCTCGGCCCCGCGGGACCCGGAGGCGCCCCAGTAGTCAGGAGGTGCTTGTGTGTGACGCCGCGGGCGACCATTCCCACGAACGATTCATCGCCGTTGTGCTGCATGACCGGCGCGTGTCGTTCACGCTGGCCAAGTTTTCCGTAGACGCGCGCTTCAGCGATAACTGCGCGCTGGGCGAAACAATCACGGCAGCTATTGAAAGAATTCTGAAAGGCGAATCATGGCCCGACCGCAACGAATGACCGGGATGCTGCGCGTGTGCGCGGCCGTTACGCCCGACGGCGACCGGCAGGTTCTCACCGCGCTGCCCAACGGCGCGCAGTTTATGCTGGCGCCCGCCGAAGCGCTGGCCTACGCCTTCGCGGTGCTGACGGTGGCGCGGAATCTGTTTCCATCGAAGGACGCGCTCGATCGCGCCGTGCCCGAAGCCTACGACCGCTCCCACGGGCTCATTGCGGATTCGAGGGTGCAGTGAAACGCCGCGGCCATCTTCGACCCTCTTCGTTGCCCATAGGCGCGAATGTGGGCCTGGCCGTGAGCCTCGACCCTCTCAAGCTGGAGCTGATCTATCAGGTCGGCGACATGCACATCGGGCTCGATCCGCAGCGCGCCGCGATCTACATTGCCAAGCAACTCGAGATGCTCGAGGAGTTGCGGCGTATCGCTCTGCGGCAGGTAGCCACTCAATGACCCTCCCGGCCCCACTCGCGCGGATCGGCCTGCTGGCGCGGCAGACACTCGAGCTGTGGACCGGGACCGGCGGATCTTCGACTTCCCTGATGGCGTGGAACGCGGCGAAAAGTGGGGACCGGCTCAAAAACTGGTGGCCGCCCTCAACCAACTTCGTTTCCATCCTGACGCCGCAACTGCTGAAGCAGCGGGCGCGGGACGCCGATCGGAACAACCCTTGGGCGCATCGGGCCGTGACGCTGCTGCGGGATTACACGATCGCCGTTGGCGTCAAACCGATGATCGACGTCGCCGATCCGGCGTTGCGCGGACGGGTGCATGCGATGTTCACGGCCTGGACCGATGAGGCGGACTTCAACGGCGTCTCCGATTTCTATGGTCTCCAGGCGCGGATGTTTCACGCCGCGCTGGTCGACGGGGAAGCGCTGATCTTGATCCGGCCTGGCCCGACGTTGCAGCTGCAACTGTTGCCGAGCGAGTTCCTCGACACGACGCGGGACAATGCGCACGACATTGCCGGCGGAATTCAGTTCGACAGCGAGGGTAGGCGGCTGGGCTATTGGCTGTATTCGAAGAATCCGGCGGCGCCGCTGATCCCGATCTCGAGCTTTGTGCCCGCAGATCGGGTGATCCATCTTTTCGCGCCGCAACAGCCGGGATTCGAGCGCGGGACGACCTGGCTGGCGCCGGCCCTGGTTGCGCTTTACGAGCTTCAGACGTTCCTCGAAACTTCACTCGTGAGGGCGCGGACGGGCTCGTTGTTTTGCGGCTTCATCCGGAGCGCGGACGGGACACCCATTATGCAGAACGACGACGGAACCACCGAGTTCGAACCTGGCAGCATGATGCGGTTGCGACCGGGGGATGAGGTCAACTTCTCTTCGCCGCCCGATCCGACGCAAGGCTACACGCCATTCATCAGCACGCAGCTGCGGGCCATCTCGAGCGCGTTGAGCCTACCTTACGAATTGCTTTCGGGGGATTTAGGACAGATTACATTCGCTAGCGGCCGCGAAGGCCTGCTTGCCTTCCAGCGCTCCTGCGATTCGATCGTGGCGAACATCATTGCGTTTCAGTTGTGTCGCCCTGTGTGGAGATGGTGGCTTCGGATCAAGGTCGCCGCGGGCGAACTGCCGGAAACGGTCTTGAACGCGCCCGTGCGCTGGGTGCCTCCGCCGATCGCCACGTTGGACAGCCGCATGGAAGTGCAGAGCACAGTGCAGCGAATCCGGGCCGGTTTGATCTCTCGCAGTGAGGCAGTAGCGGGGACCGGCGTCGACCCGGAGGCCCTGGACCGGGAGATCGCCGAGGACAACCGGCGGGCGGATCAGTTGGGGTTGATTTACGATTCGGACGCCAGAAAAGTGACCCTTCAAGGTCTGGAGCAACCATCCGATGCGAAAGTCCAGTAAGCGACTGCTAACCAGAGCGGCGACGTTCGCGCCGGCGACCTTCAACGCGGACAAGCGCACGGTCCAGGTGACCTGGTCGACGGGGGCGCCTGTCCGGCGCCAGGACTTCGAGGGGCCGTTTCTCGAAAGGCTGAGTCTCGAGCCGGAAGCGGTCGATCTCTCCGAGCTTCGCGGCGCGCCCGTGCTGAACAGCCACGACCGCTTCGACGTCCGGCAGATTCTCGGAGTGGTTGAAAACCCCAGCGTCAACGGGGAGCAGGGTCTCGCGACCGTGCGCTTCTCTGAGAGGCCGGATGTTCAGCCGATCGTCCGGGACGTCTCGGACGGGATCATTTCGAGGGTTTCGGTGGGCTATTCGGTCTCGCGGTGGGAGACGTCGAAAGACGCCGCCGGCAACCGGACGAAGACCGCGACCAGGTGGGCGCCGGCCGAGATCTCGCTGACCGCGGTGGCGGCCGATCCCGGGGCGCGGACCCGGGCGGCTGACGGCATGGTGACGTGCCCGACGTGCGACGGGACCGGCGAAGTAGACGGGGAGACCTGCCCGACCTGCGACGGCGAGGGCGAGATTCCAGAAAGTGAGGCGATGACCATGAGCGCAATACCCGATCAGATCCGCTCCGCGGCGCGGCTGCTGGGCATGACGGGCGACTTCATAGAGCAGCTGGCTACCCGCGAAGGCGTGACTATCGAGGCCGCGCGCGGCGAATTGCTGGGCCACTTGCAACAGCAGACTCCGCGCATCGACGGGCGGGCCGTGATCACTCGCGATGAGCACGACACCGTGTTCGACCGCCTGCTGAACGCGGTGGCTCACCGGGTGAGCCCGCGGATCAAACTGCGAGAGGACGCGCGACCGTGGGCCGGCCGGCGGATCGCGGATATCGGACGGGAGCTGCTCCGTCTCGAAGGTCTGTCGACGCTGGGATCGGACGCCGAGATCATTCAACGCTGGGGCGGAGGAATGCACACGACCTCCGACTTCAGCAACTTCTTGCAACAGCTCTTCAACAAGGAACTCATGGCCGCCTACGTGATCGCGCCGTCCGGGCTGAAGCTGTTGGCGCGGCGGGCGACCATCAATGACTTCCGGGCGCGGAACGTGTACCGCGATTCGCCCATTGGCGGATTGCAGAAAGTCAACGAGGCCGGCGAGTTCAAGAGCGTCACGAAGGGCGATGTGAAACCCGAGTCTTACGCTCTGGCGACTTATGCGGGGAAGTTTTCGATCACGCGCCAGGCGCTCGTAAACGACGACATGGGCGTGTTCGGCGACATTGCGGCGCAATTGGCAATCCAGGCGGCCGAGTTCGAGAATGCCCAGCTGGCCGCGCTGCTGATCGCGAACCCGGCGCTCTCAGACGGCAACGCGCTGTTTTCTGTGGCGCACGGCAACCTGGCCGCAACGCCAGCCGCGGTCGACACCCAGCCGTTGAGCGATGCGCGTCTCGCAATGCGGTTGAGCAAAAACCAGAACGGCCAGCCGATCGAGGTTCGGCCAACCTACCTGCTGGTCCCTGCGACCCAGGAAACGGCCGGCCAGAAAGCATTATCGGGCGTCTAT